GTAGTATTGTTCTGGTTGATAACATTGAGAACCATAATCATTGCTCCCTTGATTATAAGCATCCATTATCTGCTCTTCAAACATTTTATTGGCTTGTTCAATATGGTTTCTAAAGTTAGGGCTACAATTTTCTATACTTCCAAAATGTTTTTCAATCAACCATTCTACTGCTGTTTTCATATCCTTTGCTTTTAATTATAAAGTAAATATACTAATTCCTCCCGTAGGAAAAAACCCTAGAATGATCTTTTTGTAGTCAGGACAGGATTCGAACCTGTATGGAGAGAGGTCACTCCCCGCTGATGGGATTTACACCATCACCCTCTGTATTACCATACCACGTTGCGTTACCAATTCCGCCACCTGACCGTATTGCTTGTCTTTCCAAGCTGTCAATGGGATTTTTGAAAGTACTCTCCCTATTGCGAGTCACTGTAGTCAGGAGGGGAATCGAACCTGTATTTAGGATTATTTAATCGGGCTCCATACCGTACCTACCTTGCGAGTGCGTCTACCATTCCGCCACCTGACTATGTGCTCTTATTCTCTTACCCTTTTATTTCGAGCTAACCTGCTTATCTTTAAATACGAGTTTTTCAAGGGTACAGGTTCCAAAACACGTTCCTAAGCATTCTACTCCCAGCTCCGAGGAATTGTATATAACTTAGCCCGTTACTCACCGCTGTGCGGGTACTTAGGTTTACGCGTTTTGTGCTGTCTTTCCAGCGGTCAGAGGGTTGAAGTAAGTCACTCCCACAATAGCATTTTTTTGTAGTCAGGAGAGGAATCGAACCTCTCTACAGGGAGCTACCCGACATCCACGACCTTCCATCGGACTCGAACCGACCTTGTATCCAACCTGACTATGTACGGGCTTTTTGTCGATCTCTCTTAGGCTAGCCCGATACCGCCCTAAGTTCATTCAAGCGCTACTTGACATCGTACCTTCGGAGAGATTCGAACTCTCACTGAATAGATCCTAAGTCTATTGACTCTGCCAATTGGTCTACGAAGGCAAGTTGACTTTACCTTTCAAAGTCTAAGTAGGTTTAGTTGCGGACTTTCACGTCTTATGCGTCCATAAGACTCCTTCCTCCCAGTGCATCTTTTATTTTCCAATAGGGCAAGTATCTGGGTTTTTCACACGCTGCCATCGTGTTTGCAATCGTGGTTCTAGTAGGAATCGAACCCACCTTGTAAATTACTTGTTGTAAATGCTTAGACTTTACGTTTTATACTCCGATCCTAGTATTAAGGAGTGTCTAACCAACTCAACCCTCATTTACCCACTCGCGACTGCTGGGAGCTACCCACGTTATGCTATAGAGCCATATTTGCTGTCTTTCCAGCTGTCAACCACCTTATTGTAATTTTGAGGTCTTTCACTCATCAGTCAATAAGCAGGATTTTGTAGTCAGGACAGGATTCGAACCTGAGAACCTCCAGAATAAAACTATCTCGAGTTCATTCTATTCATTAAAGAGTCCATTCAATTAAATGGAGCGTCATACCACCGCGCCACCTGACCATGTTGACTTTACTTTACAAAGTCTAAGTAGGTTTGCGAGAACTTTCCTTCCTAATGGGGACTCTTTTTGTGACACGTACATTGTTAAAAACAATCCCATTGGTTATCACTGGCACGTTATCCATCATTTTAACACGAAGCCACCGTGTTGTTCATCGTAGTCAGGACAGGATTCGAACCTGTGACCTCTGAAAATCCTGATTGGTTACAGCATATCATGCTCTGACCTCTGAGCTACCTGACTATGTTGAGGTTGAGAATCTCTGTGTTGTAGTAAACCAGCATATAAACTTAAGGATTAAGTATCTATACTCTTTAACTTGTTTCTATGTGTTTATAGCTAGTCTTCCTTTCTCAAGGGAACAACACATGTTTTAGTATTTTAATATTTCAAAGAACTGTTGTATATTGTTATAATACTAATTAAAAATCACTATTAAAACAAAAATCTAAATTTTTTTCTAATCCAAGTATGCCATGTAAACCTAGTTGATATGGTATCAATATTAGGATTAATTTCCTTTATCTTCTTTAACTCAATCAGAGCCTGTCTCTCAATGAATATCGACCTCTCTAGGGTAAATTCGGTAGAGTTATAAGTTCTATGTATTGAGATAAGAAGCTCGACTTTCTCCGACTGTGCCTGGATTGCATCTTCAATCGTAGAATAGGTAGAGGTCAGACGTTCTATTTTAGATTCTATCTCTTTCACGATAATTATGAATTTTTCTCCTGGGTTAGTCGATCAAGTAGCCTATTCCTAAGCTCAAGAGCCCGACGTCTTTCAGTAAAACTTGAACCGTTTTCTATGTTGCCAAGGGCAGTCAAAAAAACTGTGATTTCGTCATCATTAGCATTTTCTGCAATAAAATCATATTCGTCATCTGTGATATTAAATAGGACTTTTATCACATTATCAAACATGTCTTGCATCCCGCCTCCATTTACAATACAGGCTTCTACTTCAGGTCTAAGTATTTTCATATTTTATCTTTATTTCTCGGTTTGGTTCATCTGAATGTTCGGCCAAGTCTCTCTTTAGTGTGGCAACGATCCAATTGGCTGCCCATTCTCCATCGCACTCACAGAGCCTAACGAATGTGTACTCTTCTCCAGTATCAGGATCAGTATCAACAAATCCTATAATTATCTTAGTCATTCTAGTTTGGATTTTCGTCGTGTACCCTTACAAATTGACCTTCCTCTAAGTCTTCCTCACATTCAGTTACAACAATTTGGCCTCCTCTACTAAATACTATTACTTTCTTTACTGATTCATCTAGGTGAAACTTTGCATCACCTACGACATCAACAACTAGACCTTCTCCTTCATGTAGGATGAGACTCAAGGTTCTGGCAAAGATTAGGGAAGAGTTTAACCAGTCTTCTGGTCGGTCCTGATAATCAGGGTCATTTGCATTAGTGTAATTCATTTCTTTTATTTTTAATTAATCTCTAAACCATCCTATCATTCCATCCCAAAGAGCATCTCCGTGATTGATCCAAGGAGAGCGTTCATCTTTGTCAAAATATTCTTCATCTAATTGATCGTCATCTGATTTTACTCCATCATTTGGTGTTAGTTTTGTTTTCTTCCTCTTTAGTTCAGTCCACCAATCTTTTTTATCAATATACGAATAATCAGGAACTACTCCTATTTCACCAGGATAGGAATCATTGAGTCTAACGGTAGCAGGTAATCCATAATACCAAATCTTTTGACCGTTCATACTTTCTTGATTTAAGAACTCAAATGGATGTTCCAATAGTATAGTTTCTAAAGATTGAGCTCTGGAAAGAGCATATCCTATTTCTCTAGAAAAGAATGAGTATACCAATTTTCCATTTGCATACATCTCACATTTTCCACCATTTCTCATATCCCACTCATCCCATTTATATTTCATGGTGTTGTATTGTCGATATCTGATTTCCCAGCATATTCTATGAGCTCCTATATCTATATAGGGAATTAGCTCTCTAATGAACGTCTCGTGAATATCTCCATCCTCATCGGAATGAGCTTCGTAGTCCGACCAATCTAGCCACCAGGTATCTGGGCATCCATTGGATTTTCCAAGTTCGTGCTCGTATCCAGGGATAGAATATACTGGATATAGTTTTCCGTCTATTGCTACGTCAAAGATCTTGTGCAGCCTTTGAAATGGTGCCCCTTCAGACTTTCCGTATTTCTCCTGAGCTTGGGCTAGTGTTAAATTTTCTTTCATGATTTAATTATTGTTTTCTTTCTTGATTTCTTTAAACTTTTTAGAGACCTTATCCAAGTCTTCTAGATTTGCGTATAATGGAACTATTACTCCGTTACGCCAGTCGTGCTGCTCAATGTGAGTCAGAGCCTCTTCCGCAGCTGTGATAGTAGTATATACCTTTTTTTTCCAACTCACCTCTGGGGAAAAGACAGTCGTTCCCTTTTCTCCACGAAATTCATAAGAAACGACGGATATCTCATAAATGATATATCCTACTATTTTTTGATCTTCTTTTTTCATGTAATTAATTTGATAGAGGTGCTTTAATATGTGGGTGTGATTGGTAATCTAATATTTTAAACATATCAATCTCTAATTTATCTAATTCATAGTCTAACATACCAGGGTGAATGTCTAATTTTGGTAATGGGTATGGTTCTCTTGTTCGTTTTGGTATTTCTCTAGTAGTTAATTTAGATTCTAACCATTCATCTTTTTTTACTTCCATTCCTGGGGTAAACTCATTCTCGTACAGTTTTTTTCGTTCATCCAAACTCAATTCTCTACCAATCTGTTCCTTCGCTTGTTCAATATGATTCAAATACAAATGCGTATCTCCTAAATTACCAATCAATTCATCAGGAACCATATTAACTTCTTTTGCAATTATTTCAAGTAGTAGGCCATAAGATGCGATGTTGAATGGTAAACCTAAGAATGTATCTACTGAACGTTGATTCCACATTAAAGAGATTGCTCTGGTTGGAATGTTATCGTGGTCTAAATCCAAATTATCCATTGATTCTTCAGGTTTAACGCTATCTAAGAATTTTTTATCCCAGATAGAAACTCTTTCTTCCAAACTCAACTCTCTTGTAAAAAATTGAAAGTCGGTATGGCATGGTGGAAGTATCATTTGATCCAATTCACCAACATTCCAAGAATTAACCCTATTACGTCTTGAATCTGGGTCTGTTTTAAGTAAGTGGATTGAGTTTGCAATTTGGTCTATATGTTTAACATTCCATCCACCACCAAATTCATTATTACCAAAATCGTTATCAATACTAAAGTCATATGTTTCCCAACTTCTCCATTGCTTACCATAAATTGGGCCTAAATCACCATCTTTTCTACCTGACTTAGCATAATCACCATCCCATATATGACAATCATTATCATGTAGGAATTCGATGTTTGTATCACCACGTAAGAACCATAACAATTCTGTTACAATTCCTTTGAAATACATTTTCTTTGTTGTAAGTAATGGGAATCCTTCTGACATCTTGTGTCTGATCTGTCTTCCAAATACAGATAGTGTTCCTGTACCTGTACGATCACTTTTTGTAACTCCAGTATCTAAAATGTCCTGGAGTAATTCTTGGTATTTTTTATCTAGTGTGTTCATTCAATATTCCTTTTAATCGTTTAATTTCCTCAATCACATCATCACCCAATTCAATCTTGGACATCATTGATAAGTCCACAACTTGTGAGTACAACAGATCAATTAGTTCATGTTGAGTTTTAATTATGGCAGCAGCTTTTTGTACCGATTCAATCAATTCCGTTTGTGTCATAACTTTCTATTTTTTTAATTTTTCGTATAATTCTTTTAATTTATCTCCGAAAACCATCATCACTAACTCCTCAGCCAGTAGGTGTCCGATCGGATTTAGCATATCTTCGCAATGCTGGTATCCTAAGAAAACATTCTCTTCAATACTTAATAGAGTCATTTTAGTTGAAACCCCTAATTGACCAATTGGATAATGCTCTGATGGTTCGGTGCGTTTCATTTCTCCAATAAACTCAACTTCTAAACCTTCATTAACTCTTTTCATTAGGTCTACCGCAGATATAATTACAGGACTAATTTCTTTATTCATAACTTTCTATTTTTTCGTTGTTATATGTTAATGTGATTAGTTTGGTTGGGATATCATAGTCATCCATAATTTCAATGTCTTCAGGGTGTGAACCATTATTTTGTTTTTTGAATAACTCAAATCTTTCCTCTAAACTCAACTCTCTTTCCTCAATCTTTAGTCCCCATGTTTCAGAGAACTCATTGTCAGTTTTACATTTGTTGATGAACTCTTCTTGTGATAATAATCTAGGGGTTGCATGGTAAATAGGTCCTTCTACAACTATAATGTCTTTATTGATTTCTAAATTAAGATTTAATCCTTTGGTTTTATCAATAAAATTCTCATACACCTCATCAATAATCTGTTCTTTATTCATAACTTTCTATTATAGTATCTTTGTATGTTAGTGTGATTAGTTTGGTTGGGATTTCGTAATTGTCTAATTCTTCAGTTGTAGTTGGTATAGTTAAACTTTCTGCCTCGTTCAAAAATATTAATAATCTTTCACTTTCACTCAACTCCCGTTCCTCAATTTTCAATCCCCACTTTTCGGAGAACTCAGGATCGGTTTTACATTTGTTGATGAATTGTTCTTGTAAAAGTCTTTCTAGTATTGGATAACCACTTGATGAATCTGTTTTTCTTTTCCAAACCATACACTGTCTCATAGGGTCGGAATCTGAACCTACAACATGTTGTTCTGGTGTATTTCTAACATAATTCTCATATGCCTCATTAATAATCTGTTCTTTATTCATAACTTTTTGTTCAACGTGTTCCAACTGATCCTCGTTGAAGATGTGTAGTAATCCATACTCATCCATTTCACCAACAACTCTGATGTCTCCTTTAATTGTTTCAAACACACCTACAATGGTGCAAGGAAATTTATATCCCTTTGTTTTGTGAGCCTTTTCACCTACCTTAAATTTTGTTTCTTTATTCATACTTTACCGTTAAACATTTTTTCAAGTTCCTCCTTTGACTCAATTGAATAGTCTCCCTTTAAATACCTCTGATGTGCACAAGCGTCAGGCCAAGCATCACAAATAAGACACTCTCCATTATGGTCAAACTTGCATGGAGCCTGATCTGAATAAAGCCCTAGTTCTACATCGCCCTTCATCATATTAGCTAAAAGTTTTTCTCTCTCCTTTTTTGTCAAGACGGGAACGGCTACCCTAACGTATTCTGGAAAGAATTGGTTTGCGCCTATTCCCACACATACTTCGATTATTTTAGTTTTCATCTTTTCTTCTTTTTTAAATTTATAGTCAGTATCTAACGGTCGACTTCCACCCTTAATGCGGTGCCAAAGATCCCAATCAAGTATTGAAAGTATCTTCTTAATCATCGTAATATTCCTAATTCTTTTAAGGTCACTGGAGTATAATCAATATGCTCACACGAGACACAGTGATATCGTCGATCGGGTATTGCAAATAGGGCTACTCCAAAAAGACGAAACTTATGCTCTATCCTGTTTTCATGGATGTGGCCGTGAATGTTATGTTTGATTCGGTATTCCATTTCCCTTGGATGCACAGGGCAGTGGGTCAAAAAGATTCCTTTGTACTGCACCATGCCGACTATCGATTCTACATGATTTAGTAATTCCTTAGTGTGATTTGGTTTATCATGATTGCCACCAACCACTATCTTTCGACCATGTAGACGATCCAATACTGGATACTCTTTTTTGGATTCCATTGTCACGTCGCCTAGGATATATGTCAAGTCTCTCTTCACCACAATAGAGTTCCACTTTTTTATTAGGTACTCATCGTGCTCCTCGACTGAAGAAAAACCTCGATGTTTGGCCATGTTAGCGTGGCCAAGATGAAGATCAGCGATAAATCGAACTGTGCTCATGGTCTACTTAATAATATTCGTTTTTCGGGTCTAACTGTTCTCTCTATTAAGAAACTAGGTTGAGAATATGATGAGATTATCTTTTGTGCCGTCACCGGTCCAGGAATCCCGTTTATTGTCTTGTCGTGTAAGGTTCCTCCTTCAAATGTTGTACCGAACCTATTCTCAGTCTGAGTAAAGGGTTTATCGTACTTGAAGGTGACTGAATCTACTATTCCATTCACCCGATCAAGACCAAAGCCTTTAAAATTCCACTCTTTGTCTAGGATAAAATCATGGAGCTCTTTGCCAAGAGCTCCACTAAAAATGATCTTGTTTGGAAGTTTCTCATGCTCATCAGCAAGGTCAGATACGTGTTCTGAAATGAGAGCAAAAAGCTCCTGTGCAAAAAGGGTATCTTTCTCAATTGGAACGTTGAACTTCATCGCTGACTCTTTGGGAAACCATTTCTTCTGAGATCTTACGTAGGATCGAATTGACTCTACCTGCATTGCTTCCATCAACCCACATCTTTCCTTCATCATTACATATAAATGAGCGTTGTGCATCATCCATACAGTTTAACTTATATTTGGAAGAGGTGGTGCTTAATACTCCAAAATGAAAGACAAATGTCTCCTTTTCATAATGGTTTGGACTTGCTTCTGCAAACTTACAAAGCACATCATATACTTTTTCAGAGGTTCGGGTAGGCATCCTTTTCATAATTACTTAACTACTCCCATGATTTTAGACTCAACTACACTCACTACTGAAAACTCAGCAATTGAATCTTTAAATCTCTCTTTTAGCAGCTCTTCTGCTTCAGAGATTGATCCAGCATCAACTAGATACTGTTCATAAATCTTTTTAGGTCGGCCTGTTTGATCATCAATTGTCTCAAACTTTACTTTTGCGATGTAATACATAATTTACTGTTTATTTGTTATTGAATTAATTACTTTTTGTAGATCATTAAAATCTTCCATGTATTTTGAACTGCCTCTATTTAGGAGCAATTCCTTGGCTTCGATAAGAAGAGAGAGTACTTGAGGTATTGGTTCAAGTTTATTTGGATCCTTTGATTTGATATAATCATCTAAATATTTACCAGAATCAATTGGACCAATTATTGCGTCACCAGATAGGAACTGCTCTAGATAAGCATCTCCAAGTTCTGCATGTTTTCTCTTTAGTTCACTTAATTCGGGTACTCTTTTCTTATTGAATGACATGCTATTATATACTGCGAGTTTTTCCATGGTTCCCTTTAAATACTGGAAATCTTAAAGAATGGTTTCCATGCTGGTCGGTCGTAGTTTCAAAATACTGCACAGTAATAGTAGCTCCCATAATCTCTCCCATATTTTGATAATAGTGACGACGTTGTTCTATTGTGAAGCCGCTTCCTACTTGAACTTGAGATCCTTCATGATCTATTGTGACAGCGCTTAACATCTCCTCTTCAATCTCTTTACCGTTTACGATTACTCGTTGCGGTCCCATGATCAGGCCAGTCACCACATATTCCGCATCAAAAAACTCTTTGATTTTTAACATGTCTTTAGATCGACCCGATTTGTATCGAGTATCTCGCCTAGCGATAAGTCCTTCCCAATTAGAATCCTTAGATTGGGCCTTTAGCTCCTCAAGTGCATCTTCATCAGTGATTCTAACTTGAGGTAACATTTCCAAAATATTTGAATCGTCTAGATTTAGCCATTGAGTTCGGCCTTCTATTCTAGAAGAAAATAGGTAAGAATCAAGGTCACCAGCAAATTCTTCAGGCAGTAGGATATCAAAAATTTGGTATCTTGGGTTCTCGATAGTATGGTCCTTACGTTGTATCTGTTTCAGGATTCCCTGGAAGTCATCTGAGCCATCTTCATTCATAAGACATAGTTCACCATCTAAAACAAGATCAGTGATCCCTAAGCGTTTGATTTCCTTTGCAACTTTTCCAAGAGTTAGGAACTCCTTGCCGTTACGTGAAAAGAATCGTGCTTTGCCATCTTGAATAAAGCAGATACATCGGACTCCGTCTAGTTTTCTAGAAACGAACCAGGTACCGTCGAAGATATCTACGCCCTTTACTTTAGCCGCGTCATGAGCCAAGGCAACCTCAAAAGTTGGAATAAATTTAGGATTTACTCGATTAATTAGAGTGACTGTCGCTCGGGTCTCAAGGTTACGATCGATTATTTGGTAGATTAGATCTGCCCACTCTTCATAATCCTTAATAAAACGATTTATTGCTTCAATCGCAGAGTGACCCGTCAAGTTGCGCTTATTAAAATCGTCAAGCATCATAAAAAAGTCATCATATACTTCCATTGGAGCAATAAGATCTTCGCGTTTTTTAAGATTATCTGAAGTCACACCAAAGTTCCAATATGGATGATATGTATAAAATAGGATCCTCTTAATGAATGGATGATATTGATATTTGGTTAAAATATCAACTTTGTGATTTGTAGAGTTTGACGAATTCATCTCATTGACGAATTCTCGAAGTTCTTTAAAATCTTGGGTATGGTGCATAGTTTTTCCTTTTAGTTATAGTACTAAATTAAAAGGAAAGTTTACAATCTGGTGTCATGTTTTTTTCGCACCAACCGCCAGGAAGTTCTACTGCAAATCTTGCAGGTTCTTTAGAATGGTATTGCGGAAGGTCTTTCTCGTCTACGTCATTTCCTGGATCCATTGTATGGTGGTCAATGTATCGCATATAGCTGTCAAAAAAGATGATGTCTAGAGGAAACTTGACGTCCTTCATCCAAAAAGAAAGAGGCTGATCGTCATCATATATAAAAAGCATCCCAGTATTTTCAGAAGGTTCGTCCATGGCTCCACTATAACCCTTAATTTGGCTCTGTTGAGTTGAAGCAACTTTTAATTTTAATGGGATGTCAGATACAATCGCTTCTATCTCTTTACCATCGATATCGTTTTTTCTACAATATTCCTCAAAAAGAGGAATGCTCTTTACTCTTATTAACTGACACATTTAAGAAATTACGTTTGTTTTATTTTTTCAAGGTTTGATACACGATCAGTAAGGTCGTCAATTAAGGCTTTTATCATATCGGTCTCCTCCTTAGATTTGGCTGTACGATCAACCTCAGTCTCATCTTCCTCAATTTCTACTTCATCACTGGTTTCTCCATAGTCACCTGCAGTATAATCCATTGTTTCTGCGCTAGTTCCTTCCAGACCAGAGTTAGGTGGATTTTCGGCATCCATGCCCGCTTCGTCCCAATTCTTATCGCTCCAGTCAAGGTCTGAATTTTCGTTAGTTTTAATGGAAGTTACGAATTGATCAAAATTAATAATCGTTATTCCCATTAGATTCTAATTGTTCAAGTCTTGATGATAGCCTAGCTATTTCTGATTCTAAATCATTAATCTTTGAATTAAGACTATTTAAGGTTAACTCTTCAGGTTCATCCATTGCTCCATAAATACTGGCAGATCTGCTCATTTCCTTAGACCAGTCTTCTGGTTTTGGAAAATATCCTATTTCCATTCCATCTTGAGATTCAATTAAACGGCCGATTTTCATAAAATTATTAAATTTTTTTGCAGACATAATATATTTTATTTTTTGTTATTTATCTTGACAAAAAAAGCGAATGTTTCCATTCGCTTTAAGTGTATGATACGCTTTTAATTAAATGTTGGCTTCCTTTTCTGCAGGTTTAGCTTCTCCTTCAGCAGGCTCCTCACCTTCCTCACCTTCTTCTCCCTCTTCACCTTCCTCTTCTGGTTCAAGTTTCTTAACTCTCTCAGTTAGGTCATCGATCATGGCTTTAAGGTCTTCAAGAGTTAATTCCTCTTCTGCTCCTTCTTCACCTTCTCCCTCTTCACCTTCAGCAGGCTCTTCCTCTTCTTCAGGATTGGCGCCATACCCATAATATCCCATGTTCATTTCTTCTTCAGGATTAGTTCCGTATCCAGTGTCTTCAGCACCTTCCATGCCGTCGCTTTCGTTCATTCTGCGAGTTTTCATAAACCCTGCAAAGTTTTTTACTTTCATCTTTAATAAACTTTTTTATTATTTATCTAAGTAATGATTTATTTTTCCTCAGATTGTAATTTTTCAATAACTTCGTCAAGTTTTTTAATTTGCTCCATTGCAGGACGAAGCAACATAGATACTGCAAATAATCTATGTGCAGATTCTTCACCCTTACCAGTAACTCGATTTAAGAAAAAGTTGATTGACTCAAGAGTAGTAGAAGGAAGGTGTATTGACACTCTTTCGTTTGATTGAGAATCTCTTTCTTTAAGCTCGCTAGAGATAGAAAGAAGTGACATTAGCATCAAGTATGCTTCGTTTGGCCCTTTCCACTCGATCTTATTGTTTAGTAGGTTCTTAATGTATTTTAGATCTGCTGGCGAGATCTCAATTGGAAAATGTCCCATTCTAGCTTGAATGGCAGCATCTAATTCACTAAGTTCTGCTTGAGGTTCCTCTAAGAAATGTACTCCTTCTGGCATGGCATCTTGAGTCTCTTCAATCAATACTTCTTGTTCTTCGGTTGTTGTTTTTTCTTCAGACATAATGTTTAATTTTAGAATATTAAACTCAATGTCTTGGATAAAGTTTTAAAATAGTTTGAAATTATGCGAGCCCTGCCTCTTTATCAATTAACTTATTTACAGTAGCTGATCCTTTTGCCCAGTAACCTGACAGAGCGGCTGCTCTAGTAGTCTTAGCAATCTCAATGAGTTGTTTGTCTGATTTTCCCTCTTTTACCCCTTTTTCAAGAGCTTTGACAAACTTTTGGAAGAATCCTGGACCATTCCAGCAAGCATATGACATGTGTAAAACCAAGCCCTTATTTTTTTCAATCCTATTCTTAGTTTCCGGATGTTTTGAAAAAGCTTCCATATTTGCATTGTATGAGAACCACATCGTTTCTGCAGCAAGAAGCTTTAATTCGTCCTCTAACTTTCCGCCACGATAGTTATATTTCCATACTTCACAAAACTTATCCTTTAGTGTTGCTTTTTCTCCATCAATAATTGCAAAGAATTTTTTACCGGCAGGGCAAATCTTCTCTATTTGGCCAGCCTTCCGGTCTAAGCCAAATAAGGTCTCTCCAGAATTTGCATACATTGCTGAATATGGATGATTTTTACACTCCCAATGATTCCAATAACCGCCTTCAAAATTATCTATTACTTTTTTAGTCATTGATATCCACCAATCAGGTGCAGTTATTACAATATCATTAGATGATTTAGGTTTAACTGGATCACCTAAATCAGTGACATTGAATTTTTTCTTAAACCATTCTAGTTTCTTAGGCTTTTCAGGATCATCCTTTATTAGGTTATCAATGAAAGCGCCACTCAGTGTGACATTCGAAGCATGCTTAGCAAACCATGCAACTACTTCTGAGTTACTCGCCATCTTTTCACCAAATGTTCCCTTTTTTCCAGTCGGGGTATCCTTTCCGCCAACTACTCTTTTTACCCCTACATGGATGTGATCAAAATGGTTTTTGACTCTCCAGCCTACCTGGTATCGATAACCATTGATTGTTATGTTAAACCATGAACCTCCTTTATATTCTGGGTATCCAAACTTTTGCATAATATACGCAAGTATCTCGTCTCCTTCAGCACCAGCAGCTGCGATATCGACTGCATATGCATCCGAATTGCCCTCATAATGGTCTGATGTATTGCCTGAATCAGTCTTTTGTCTAGATCTTTTTTGAGAAGTAATTAGTGATCCGGTTTTTCCATTGGCCTTGGCCCAATCATCGGCTACTCGAGCAAACCATAGTGCTCTTGACATGGACCCGCCCCAATTTCCTCCAGCGCCGCCGGCAACTACTTTAGCTGCATCGACTGAACCGGAAGCATAACCAAATGTCTTGTCTGGATAGTTTGCACTGGGATCGAATGCAACAGTCTCATTTAAAGAATTCCAGGTATTAAAGTTTAAAGGTCTCACGAAAATATCGGATGTTTTAGTTATTTATTCAAAGTAATGTGCCGATCTAGGATGATTAGCTGGTTTCTAGTACATATTGGATATGCTTCTTCAGCACTAACAAACTTTCCCCAATCCACCTCTTCTAGCTGGAGTTGGCCCTTAGGCACACGATCTGAATCCAGACCTATTTCAGCAAGATCAGATATTGTACATACAAAATAGATTAAGGACCCATCAGGCTCTCCCTTTGCATTATAGAAATCAACGCTATTCGATTCCGGGTCAAGCTGGCTCTCGTCCAATACTATTCCTGTCTCTTCCTCAAGCTCACGAAGAGCACCAGACACTGGATCCTCACCAGGTTCAAGCTTTCCCTTGGGTATTCCACATGTTGCTTTTTTCCAGGAAGAATTTGTTGGATGGACCAAAAGTATTCGGTTTTCCCAAACGATTGCTACGCCAGCCGCTCTTCTATCTTTAGGTAACATGTCTTTGCCCCATCGCTCGTTTAAAAAGTCTTTAAATCTTAGCATCGTTATTTTTAGATTTATATTGCGCTCTCTGCTTTATTTTTCTCTTTTTGACACTTGGTTTTTCAAACTCCTTTCTCTGTCTAAGCTCATCCAACTGTCCAGTAGAGTCTACTCGTTGTCTGTATTTCTTAAGAACCCACTCTATCTTTTTACCCTTACAATTAATGATCAGCATTAGTTTA